TGATATGCACGAGTTGATGGATGCACTAAGAAGATTAGAAGATAAGTTGGATAAGGTATTAATAGGAAATAGATAATGGCAATGTTCAGAGGCTTTAAGCCACAAGGATTACAAAAGATAGCTAATCGTATGGGTTATGCAGGTAGCATGGAAAACTTTGATAATTACCTAAAACAAAACCCTGATAAAGAACGTGAGATGATTGTGTATCGTCAAAGAGCACAAGATATGGCTAAAGGTGGGTCTGTAGTTAAACTGCAAACAGGTGGTGCTCCTACACAGTCTACACCATCATTTACTCCTGCAGGACAAGCATATGTACCTACATTAGGAGAAGGTGAAGGACAAGTTCCTGCTTTTGGTACTGCTGATGAAGGTAAAACTATAGCAGAGGCAAGCACAACATTAGCACAGACAGGTGCATTACCTGTGGGTGCAGTTACACAGCCTCAACTCACACCTGTAATGCAGGAACAACTTATTACTCCAACTACAGGAGTGTTAGGAGCAGACCCTATAGCACCCACATATGGTGCAGAAACAATGCAAGCAGGTGCTCCTGTGGCTGTTACCTCAACATCTATGGAGGCAGCTCAAGCAAGTCCTGAAGTTCAAAATGCTATAGAGGCTAACCAAGCAGCTCAAACTGATTTAGCTGACCCAAGAGCTAAAGTTGTAGCGGCACAACAAACAGCTACAAGTGTTGCAAATGTTACTGCAGCACAAGGTAATTCTATTAAATTAGACAATCCAGTACAAAGACAGATACAGGCAGGTGAGTTAATAGATACTACTGCTGATGCAGAAAAAGCAAAAGCATTTACAGAACAAGTAGAGGCTGCCACAACAACACCTACTGACCAAGCTACTGTAGCAGGACAACTAGCAGGACTAACTGCTAACTTTGATGCAACTAATCCACCTGCATGGGCAGCAGGAGCAATCAGAGGTGTCCAAGCAGTAATGCAACAGAGAGGCTTGGGTGCATCTAGTATTGCAGGACAGGCACTTGTACAGGCGGCAATGGAATCAGCTTTACCTATTGCACAGGCAGATGCTAGAACTGTTGCTACATTTGAACAGCAGAATTTATCCAACAGACAACAAAGAGCTATGTTAGCGGCTCAACAGAGAGCACAGTTCATTGGACAAGAGTTTGACCAAGGATTTCAAGCACGAGTGCAAAACTCTGCACGTATAGCTGATATAGCAAACAGAAACTTTACTGCAGAACAGCAGATAGCATTAGAAAATAGTAGAACAGCAAATACAGTCAATCTTAATAATTTATCAAATAGGCAAGCTGTAGTTATGGCTGAAGCATCAGCATTATCACAATTAGATACTGCAAACTTAAATGCTAGACAACAAACTGCTGTGCAAAACGCAAGTAACTTTTTACAGTTAGACATGGCTAATTTAAGTAATGAACAACAGACTGCACTATTTAATGCACAAGCAATAAATCAATCATTACTAACCGACCAATCTGCTGAAAACGCATCAAGACAATTTAATGCTACATCACAGAATCAAGTTGACCAGTTTATGGCTAATCTCTCTAATCAAATATCTCAATTTAATTCAACACAATCAAATGCACAGAATCAGTTTAATGCAGGAGAGTTAAATACATTATCAAGATTTAACGCAGAAGTAGCTAATCAACGTGACCAATTCAATGCACAAAATCAATTAGCTATAGCACAGAATAATGCAGTGTGGCGAAGAGAAATAGCTACAGCAGATACAGCAGCTTTAAATAGAGCTAATGAATTAAATGCTAAAGCAGCATTAGATGTATCTAACACACAATATGCTAATCTGTGGCAGTATTATGCCGACACTATGGAGTGGGCATGGAAGAGTGCTGAGAGTGAGCAGGATAGACTAGTAGAAGTTGCAGTAGCAAATATTAATGCTGAGGCATCTGAAAGATTAGCTGAAGCTAAACAAAGGTCTAGTAGCACTAGTGCTATAGGAAATATTATAGGACAATTAGGTTCTGCATACATAGGTAAACTAAAACCTTTCTAAGGAGTATTGATGTATAATCCAGCAGCAAGTATATACCAAGCTATAGATAAAAGAATAAAGCAAGGTAAAATTATATCAGAAAAAAATATACAAAAAGATAAAGGTAGTGGTATTCTATCTAGGTCTAGTAGCATGAAAAAAAGTCCTACAGGTGATAATTACATAGAGCCTATAGACTTTGTAGTTGATGCAGTTATAACCTTGAGAAAAGAAAAAGAAGGTATGATGGAGAAGATAAATGCCGATACGTGAAGAACTTCCATTAGAAGCACCTATAGCAGGTATGGCTCTAACACACGAAGTAGGAGCTAGACCGTGGCAGAATCCACCACAGCAAGCGAGTGTACAAGAGGCTATTGCACATTATATAGAACGTATGCAGGATGAGTCTTTAACAGAACAGATAGTAAATATATTACAGTCTGATGTTCCTGTAACAACATTAGCTAATACAATACAGTTAGCAGGTGTTATGGAAGGTAGACATAGTATTGATGTAGGTGTTTTGATATTACCTGTTATCATGGAAATGATAATGCTTATTGCTGATGCTGAAGGTATAAAGTATCAAACAGGTATGGAAAGAGATATAGAAGCTGAAGTAAAAGATTCAAGAATACTTGCTGGAATTAGTAAGGCTAGAGAAGAATTATCTGAAGATAGAGAAGAAACTGACGAACAAATAATTGAAACAGAAGAAGAGTTGGCAGAAATGCCAAGAGGATTAATGGGCAGGAGATAAAATGGCTTTCTTAGGATTAAGTGGTGATGCTTTAACTTTCTTAGGTGGTGTTGCTGAAGGTGCATCTAAAGAAATTGATAGACAGCTAGATAGACAACAAGAGGCTATTAAGGCTGCATCCTCTGCTGCTATTAGAGCTAGATTAGCCGCTAGAAAAAAATATGATACTGATATAGAAAATATGACAAAGGAAATAAGACCTTTGTTATCACAGTATAATTTACCTAATGTAGCTGCTCTTATGGCATTACCTGAACCACAAAGAAAAGAAATAGTAGGTAAGTTAGCTACTATAGATGGTAAAGATAATAGAGCTAAATTTTTTAGTGCTATAAAAGAATTTGAAGGTAAGACCAATTTAACTGAAGCTGAATTAATAAACTCTCTAGTGCCTGCATATAAAGAAGCAGAAATAGATTATTCAGGTTTAGTTCCACGAACTGCTGTGGATGTGCTATTTGGTTTTGACCCTAAAGATGAGTTAGCAAGTAGAGTTAAACTTGGAACAGGTGCTACAAGACCTGATGTTACTAGACGTGATTTATCATCTTTTCAACAAGGTTTGAGTAGAAAAGGTAAGATAAAAGTATTTGCTGATGATGCAAAAGATGTAGATAACTTTAGAAGAGCTTTTACTAAAGATATTTTTGCTCGTCTTGGTGGTAAAGGTGTTGAGGGTATTGATGGTATATATAGACCTGAGTCAGGTAAAGAAGCAGATTTAACATTAGCTACAACTTATGTTAACTTATTAATTCCTCAATATAATGAAATAGTAAGAAAACTTCAAATAGATGAAGGGTTAAGTTTGATTGAGGCACAAAATAGAGCTAGGTCTATTGCAGCAAATAATATTAATTCAAGATACAAGATGGAAGATATTGCAGGCAATCAAAATAAAATTAAATCTATTTTAAACAATGCAGCACTTCAAAATCCTGATGCGTTAGCTCAAAATAGTTACATGTCTTTACTAAAAGGTAATGCTTCAGATAAAGTTTCCTTAATGAGTTTACTTACTTATAATGAAAATAGATATTCAAATAAATTTTCTAAAAATGAAAATATAGGAACAGACTTTCATCAAGAAGTAGAAGGTGAATTAAGAGAAAGATTGACAGCTTTAAATTATTCTGAAGAAGAAATATCAAGAATTATGAAAGTTTTTACTATTAGGATTAAACCATATGTAACTGGAGGCAATTAATATGTCAAGTTACATCGAAACTTTTTTAAAAGAAGATGCTGATACAACTTCTGAAGAAACTTCTTTAGATGACAACCTATTATTGAATGAGTTTAATACTATATTTAATACTGACAGTGATTTAAGTAAACAAACTCAAGAACTTTTTAAAGTTGAACCAACTGAAGTAAAACAAAAGAAACCTACCATAAGTAACATTTTTACAGAAGTAGATGTTACATCCCCCGGAACTCCCTTTGTAAAAACTATAAAAGATATTGAAAACAGACCTTACACAACACCTGAAGGTTTGACTCTTAAATCGTATAATAAATTAGACAGAAAGAATATCACTAAAGAATCTTTACTGAAAGATGCTTCTTTTCTATCCGATGCTCGTACCTTATTGAAGGCACGTCATAATATTGATGATGACGAGTTAGATACACCAGATAAGATATGGGAAGCGTGGACTGAAAGACAGAGATATTATGATACAGGTAATGAGTTTACATTAGCTAGAGATTTTGATTATTTATATGACTCAGATGATAATGATGTTAAAAACTCAAGAGTTAATAGATATGGTAGACTTTTAGATGTATGGGAAAAATATAAAGGAGAAGATTTATCTTTTAGAAAAGTAAAAGATTATATGGGTGCTACTTTCACATCTCCTTCTAATATATTCTCAGCGATGTTAGCTACTAAAGGTAAACTAGGCACAGGTGTAATGTCTCAGTCTAGTAAGCAAGGTATTAAAACATATATTAAAGAATTTTTAAAAGGTGCAGCTAAGGTAGCTCCTGTTGAATTTGGTGTTGGATATTTACAAAGTTCAGGTAAAGAAAAGCTAAGAAGCATGACTATGAAAGAGGAGTATAGACCCGGAGTTGTAGGTTTAGAAACAGGTATTCAAGGTGCAGGTGGCTCTTTATTTGGTGGATTTAGTTCTTTATTAGAAACAAGGTCTGCAGCTAAAGCAATAGAATTAAAAGAGGCATTTAAACTTTCTAAGGAAGAAGTCAAAAAATCTGCTAAATTAAAAACAGATGAGTTTCTAAAGACAGTTGGTTTAGAAGATATACAGAGAATATCAAAAAAGTTAGAAAGATTAAATCCAGAGTTAACAGCTAAGGGTAGAGAGTTACGTAAGGATTTAACTGCAGACCCTAAAAATTTTATAGCAGGACTTCCTGTAGAGTTTCATAATAATTTAGTGGCAGCTACGCTAAGAATGGAAAAGTTAATTAAGCTAGGTCCTACAGAAAGAGTAACAGCAGGTCTTCATAGAGCTATCACCGAGGGTGTATTACAAAAAGATGGTACACGTAAATTATTAGAAACAGCAGAGATTAAAAAAATATTGAGAGACCACAACTTAACAACAGACCAATTTGGTATGGTGTTTTTAAGTGATGTATCCGATGCTGCTAGAATATTACAATCTAAAGGACAACTAAGTAAAGCATTAACAGATTTTAAACAACCTAAAAAATTAATAAAAAAATTTGGAAAAAAATCAAAAGAGAAAATACAATTTGATGAACTGTTAAATAAAGTGGATGCCTTGAATGAAGCTAATTTAACAGGTGGTATAACTAAGGATGTTGCTGATAATGTAGCAAAAGAAAATAATAAAGGAATATCATTACTTAGAAATTTCTTTAAAAATGCTGACCGTGCCAAGTTAGGTATGATGACATCTCAGCCACAAACAACTATAAGAAATAATATAAACGGTTTATTTAGGGTGGGTGTAGATACAGGTGTATATGCACTAAATCAGGCATTACAATTAAAAAATCCTTTTAGTAAGGATACACTAGCAATGGCTAAATATATGGTTAGACCTGCAGAAGCTAGAATATTTAGAGATATACTTAAAGAAGATTTCCCTGAAGAAATGTCTAACTTATTTAGAGAGGCAGCAGACCTAAATAATAGAATGGCAGATGATGGAGCAGTAACTAAATTTACAACAAGTAAGATGGCTTGGCTTGGAACGAAGATGAATTATTTCAATACATTGTCTGATAACTATTTTAAGCAGGCAGCCTTAACGACTTTTTTGCGTAGAGGTATAAATAATTTAGACCCTGAAAATGCTGTAAAAATGACAACGTTAGATTTAGAAACATTGTTAGCACAGAAGATACAAAAAGATTTTCCAAACATGGAAGCAACAAGAGAGTTTATATCTACTTTATCTCCTGCAGGTTTTGAACAAGCATTAAAAGATAATAAGATTGGTAATCTTGTTAAGGGTGAAAGAGTACATGACTTTTTTACACTTACTCAGACAGGTAAATTATCTGAAATACCTGATGAGGTATTGAAAACAGCTATTCAAGATACTTATGAATTTGTGTATCAAGCAACCTTTAAAAGCGATGGATACTTAAACAGATTCAATAAGATGTTACAATCAGGTCACAAAAATTTACCTTTTGTTATATCAACATTTTTACCATTTCCTAGATATACAGCGAACCACCTAAAAACTATCTATAATCATGTTCCTCTTATAAATATGGTAAAGATAGAAAACATAGGTAGTAGAAAATTAACTAAAGAAGGTTATACAACTGTAGGAAAATTATTTAAAACAGACAAAGCAACTTTTTCTAAAGACTTAGCTAGAGGAACTATGGGAACAGGTTTGTTTTTAGCTGCTTTAGAGTGGCGATATAGACAAGGGAACACTAATCATTGGTGGGAAATTAAAAGTGAAACAGGAAAACCTATAGATGGTAGACCTATATATGGTGCATTAGCACCTTGGATATTAGCTGCTGATATAATGTATAGATATCAAACAGATACATTACCATCAGATACAGGGTTAGGGTATGAACAATACTCAAAAGATGCATCACAAGCACTCATAGGTGTTACAGTTAGACGAGGTATGGGTCTATTGTTTTTAGAAGACTTTGTTAGTACTTTTAGTGAAAATAAAGAAAAGATGGATAGACCAATGATAGATGAATTTATTGGTAATGTTGGTCAGGCATTTATGATACCCACACAAATTGTGAAAAACTTTTATGGTATATCTGATAAAGATATGAGGAAAGTTCCTGAAAGTAAAACAGGACAAACAAACATACTAGATACTATTTTAGCAAGTGCTCTTAGAGGTGCACCTGATTTTAAATCAGTAGATGTTAAAGGAGCAGTCCAAGAGTTTGAGTTTTTTGGTGAAGGTAAATTAAGGGCAGATAAATTATTTACTAATATTCCAACTGTAGATAAACAAGCTGTTGACCCAAGACAAGGACCTAGAAGAACTGTATCTCCCATCTACAAACTTTCAGGTTTTACATTAGGAGAAGCTAAGACTATATTTGATAATGAACTTACAATTTTAAATATTCCTGATAGAGAATTTTATAAAAGAGATTACAAAAATCCACAGATAGAAGTTTCTGCACGTGACCTTTTAGGTAAAGATGGTAGTGAATTTAATTTAGCTAAAAGAATGGCTACATATATAAGAGGTAAACCTTATCAAACTATTATAAAAGACGCAAAAGAAGTTGCTGAAAAACGTGGTGAAAAACTAGTAGCTGAATCTTTTTTTGGTCAGACTGCTCCTGTTCAAGTTGCTCCTGCACAAAGAACTACTGCTATTATGAAAATAGCTAGATTATATGTACAAGAGGCTAGAGCTTATGCTGCATCTAAACTTGAGACAATAGAAGTTGAAGCAGGTTTTCCTTACACAAGTAAGGTAGTAAAAGATTGGAGAAGTCTATCAGGTCAGAAAACTGTAGCAGCAAATGAGCATTACAGACAGACAAATGATTTTGTTTATGATAAAAATAAAAACTTAATTGAACCAAAAAATATATATATGGATAGAAATTATTTTATAGTTAAAGGTCCTTTAACTGATAAATCTTGGGCAAATAGAGAAAATGTATTTGTTAAATACACAGACTACGCTAAAGGTCTAGGTAAAAAAGATAGGTTAAAATAATGGAAGATGAAGATAAAATATTAGATGATATAGACAAGTCAAATGCTAGTAGTGAATTGATTGATGCTTTCACTGAACCATTTCAGTCTGACAATTTATCTAAGTCTATGTTTGAGGCTTTGCCGGGTGTATTTGATGACCCTGTATTTGGTGGTATAAATAAAACTGTTGTTGGTGGTGCAGTTGATTCTTTAGATTTAGGATTACGTACCATTGAATCAGGTATAAAGGGTGGAGCAGCAGTTATAAATGAAGCTAAAAATTATATTACAGGTCAAGATGATGATAGATTAAGAAGAGACATAGTTAATTTTTTTCTTACTGCAGGAGTTGGTGGTGCTACATCAGGACCTATGCGATTACAAAAGGGTATAAGTCAGCTAATAAAAGAGGGAAAGAAAGATGAGGCAGCTAAAGTTATATTAGCTGAAAGTGATGCATTTAAGAAAGATAATTTTAAGGAAGTTATACTAGCTCAAACTAAGAAACGTGAACCATCTCTTGCAATACAACGAAAAAAGTCTAAGCTACGTACTTTATTTGATGAGTTGCCTGAATCTGAAAGAGCACTGTTACCTAAACAAATTGATGAATTTAGTATAGCAGGATATCATGGAACATCCAAGAGTAGAGACATGGATAAGCCATTCTTTGATATAAAGTTTGGAAGAAGGCAAGACGAATTTTTAGGCGAAGGTTTTTATTTTACCCTCGACCCTAAAGTTGCTTCTGAGTATGCTAATATGAGAGCAATTAATCAGTTAGATATAGTAGGTAAGCAGGGTGGTCAAGGATTATATTCTTACAGACCAACAGGTCAGAAAGTCACAACTAGCACTTTACTTAAAGGTGTTGACATAGACGGTAATCCAATACCTGTAGGACAACAAGTAGCTAAATTTGATTTATCTAAACTTGAAAACCCTTACGTGGTTAAGACTACTAAAGATAGAATTTACTTAAAAGAAAACTTTCAAAAGATAAAGGATGAAGGTTATGACTCTGTTTTGTTTGATAATTTTAAGGACAGGTCAAAACAGATTATGGTATTTCCTGAACATATAGGAAAGATTGATGAAGGTAGTGGTGCAGTTAAACAAGCAACCACAAGTGGAGAGAGATATATACCTAGAGAAACTAATACTATTTCTGTGTTTCCTAAACCTGAAAAATTGTTTCCGAAGGGTGAAGCACCGAAAGGTGGTGATTATATAAATCCTGCAACAGGAGAAGTTATCACAGACAGAAACGTTACTTCTGCTAACATAAAAATTAATCCTGATGGAAGAGCATCCTTTAAGGCTTCTGATGATAATGTGGATAATGTTGGAACTATAGGTAAGGGTAATTCACAGATAAAAGCAAACTTATTCAAGACAAGTGCAGGATGGAAATGGACACAAGCTCCGATGGGTATGGAAGATATAGGAACATTAGTGTCTGTTACACACAAGGGTAAACATTTTTATACACTAGAAACAGATTTTACAAAAGGTGTAAATCTAAAAAAATATCCAAATCAAAAGGATGAACCAAAACTAAGACCAACTGTTGTAGGTAAAATAGAATTGGGTCAACCCATTGGTACAATCTCTGTAAGAGGAAATTCACACAACGTATATGATAAAATTAAAACATTTAATCGTGGTGGTCTAATGGCAAGAGCCTAACGATTATCGCCTGAACCTGCGAGTGTTCCTCTCTCTTTTCTACTACTTAGTTTATGTAGATTGTCTTCCATAATCTTACCTAAGTTAGCGTCTAACTCATTCGCTAACATAGCACAGTACCAAAGCACATCACCTATCTCTGATGCTACGTTTGACTCTGTACCATCACGTATTTGTTTCTTTACTTTTCCTGCTACCTCGCCTGCCTCACTAACAAGTCCAAGAGATAAGTAAGCTATTGCATCCTTCTTAGGATATATTGCTGTAGCCTTACACTTCTCTTGATACTCGTTAGCACTTATCAAACTCTTATTATGTAACTGCATGAATTTTTTCGCCTCTTCTTCTAGCTTCATCCTTTTTAACTCTTTCTAACTTTTGAAAGTAGGAAAGATTAAAACCTCTCTCCCACTCTCTTGCTTGCATGGTGTTAAGATTGTAGGGATTATTTAACCTACCTCTCTTAAAATCCGAAACACCTTTCATAAATTGTATTTTCAAAGGTGCATCATACTTACTTAGATTTGGATTCCTTTTTCGGCTCTTCTGCTGTCTCTGCATTTTCCTGTCTCCTTTCTAAATATTTGAGTATCATTGATAGTCTATCATCGTACTTACCAATCTCTCCTACCTCTTTGTCCATAGCTTCAATAATATCAGAGTGTTCTCCAATACCTGTAGACCTACTTAAATATATTTCTACATTAGCTATGTGCTTATTTATATGTCCTACATAGTAAGACTTCAAAGCTGATAATAACATTTCTCTCATTGTTTGTCTCCCTTAAATGTTTTAATTACATCAGATGAAAATAATTTATCAAGTTTTAGTAAATACATTCTTGATGCATTATGGTCTCCACCTGCTACACTTCTCTTGTAATCTAATTTACCAATTAGTTTCTTGAGATTATCTACACTAAATACTAATGTACAGAATATATCTTTACCTATGCATAGGTTATGAAACCAATAGTCTGCCTCTGTTGCATTTATACCACTAGGCTTACCATATGATTCATATTCAATAGCTATGTTGCCTGTTCTCTGCCACATATCTCTTTCACTTTTTACTTCTATCTTTTTATCTTGTAACATATCTGCTACAAACTGTTCTCTAACTTTACCATACTCTAGGTCGATGTCAAACTTTTTTCTGTTTTCTTTACTTGGTGATAGATTTTCCATTTACTTGTCCTTTGCGTTTAGGTTTAATGTGTAATAGTTCTCTTATATGTAGCTTTCTACCCTTGAAGAAAACAATTAAGTTTATCAGAGTGTTGATGCTAATGGCGATAAGTAACCACCATTGCCACCATATTAGTTGTACCGTATTTTCTAACATTAACTAGCCTGTATGTCAACCATCTCGCAAGCATCTGCTGTGCAAGCTAGTTCTCTACCACCACTAGTTGTATCTTCTTTCTCATAGTCTGCTAACTTTGACCAATCAATAAACTCAGGCATTTCATGCGATGCTGCATAATACATTGCTTCAGTTATATCTTGATATGGTGCTTGAGCATACGTATGGTCGCTGAAAGGTAGGAAGGATATACCTGATACTTCATCGAAGTTTTTATATACCCATGCTCCTACATCCATCCACTCATCCTCTTTTACAGACACAGTTACTGAAGGTTTGTGTTCACACCAATGTCTTTGAAACATAAGCCAATACTCTAACTGCTCAATAGCTGACATCTCTGTTCTAGTAATAGCACCTGATGGTGACTTCATAGGAAAACTAAAAACAGTTGTACTGTCAGGTTTCATAACACATGGCTCACTTGGTATGCCACTATCTTTCATAAACTGTGTGAGTGGGTCTTTGTTGTCACCACGCACAGTTCTAACATAATAGTCATTATGTCTAGCATGGATACCTGATGCACTATCAACTAATTGACTGACTGTACCACTAGGTTTGACACAAGTTATAGCAGTTGACTGTGGTATGCCTAAATCTTTAGCAAACTTTTTATTAGTTTCTACTGCTACATCTCTTAGTATAGTTAGTATTTCCTCTGTCCATATATTAGTATCTAGTATACCTGTTAGGGAAACTCCTAATAGCCTTTCTTCTTCTGTATTATCTTTCCATACTTTACGTAGATACTTAAAGTTAGTAAGAGTAGATTGAAATGTACCAAGTATAGTAGCCATACGAACCTTTTCTTTCAAAGATACTAGGTCATCTGTGGCTCTACACACTACCTCTGTAAGATTGCAGAACTGATAAGGTCTAAGTATAATCTCACTACATGGATTACAACCAAAGTAATAGTCTGCATCTCGTCTGCCATTCTCAAGTGCTTTTACTTTAGCAGCCTGTCTATTAAATATACCACGTTCTCCTGACTTAGATTCATATAATGATGTCCACTCTCGCATGAATGTACCCATCTCAGGCTTACCTTTAAATGCAACAGAGTTGTTGGCAAGTGCTCTTTGACCTTCATTCTCCCACCATTGACCTGACTTAGCATGACGCATTTGGTCATCTCCTAAATTGGATAATGATATAAGTGCCGACCTACGTACTCCACCAACAACTACAACCTCTCCTATCTTGCACATAATATCGTGACACTCAATAGGAAATAATCTTCTACCTTTAGCACCTTTGAACTTTTGTATGCAGAACTGAAACAACTCAACTAATGGTGCAGGTCCTGATGCTCTACCACCAAATGTCTTGAGTCTTGCACCTGCAGGTCTTACCTGTGACACATCCCAAGTAGGCACTTGTCCTACATATAACATAGCTATAAGTTCTCTTAATGCTTTTGCCCAACCGGGTCTACTGTCACCAACAGTGATTATAGTAGTGCTGTCCTCAAAATGTTCATTGACTACAGGTAGCTTGTCTACATTCTCTCTTTCAACAGAGAAACCTACACCTGTACCACACATAAGTATGTACATACACTCATCAAAACTACGTGGACTATCTACAGGTATGTAGCTACAATTATAACCACCTACATGACATCTATCTAAAGCAGGTCCTGCTGTCATCAATGCTCTCATACTAGGCATTACACCCAAACTAGTTATGTGCTCTGTAAGTTTTTCTTTTAATGCTTTAGTTATATTGTATGAATAGTTTTTCTGTAAATGATTATCCATATAATCAAAGTATCTACCTACAGTCTCTCCCCAATTTTCCCTTCTCTGCTCATCATCTTTCCACCTTGCATAGCGAGAGAGTGCTATGAAGTTTTGATAATCTGTCGGTAAGTAATTATTTATCATTTTCTACTCCATTGTTACTTTCATATTCTTTATCTTTACACCCTCTAAGTCATGGTATAATTCTTTTATATAATCTTCAAAATCTTCTGTCACATCTCCATCAGAAGGAACAGGATATTCTTCAGGGTCTACATTTAGGGTAATCATTATCTTTACTCTAATCATTATGCGTTACCCTCAGTATCTGTATTAAATGACAGGTAAACAACATTGTCATCTTTATCTACTACTTTAGCTTTTTCATTTGAGTTTCTATTCTCATACTCATCAGCCTTTGCCTCTAACTTATCTCTTACATAATCATCTTCTTCCATGACAGGTATAGAAGAACATATAGTTCTACAAAAAGACATCAGAGAATAAAAATCATCATCATTCAATGGGTTCTCGTGTGATGACATAATAGTTACATCAACTTGACCTGTCCACAATCTTCTAGGGTCTAACTGTGGTCTGACACTAATTAGAAAATCTTCAGGTCTCATACTTCTTCTAAATTCTTTCATTTTTTTACTTTCCTCTTAGGTTTAGTCTTATATCTTCTTACGATTTTAGTACCTTTAAACTTTATAAATTTAGGATGTACATTCTTTCCTTTTTCTTTTAGCCAATCTTCAGGTATTATTCTATCGTAATATCTAAAACCATGTTTATCACACCATTGACCATAAGAAGATTTAGCACCCTTTTGTAACTTAGTTCTACTGTTTGTAAATACAAATCGTATATCTAAATCAGGGTGTTGTTTTTTTATAGCTATATGTTTCTTTCTATCTGATGCTAAAAATCTACCCTTAGTTTCTATTATTATTCCATTGTTTAGTATAAAATCAGGAGTGTACGTTCTGTAAGTTAAGTCTTCCCACTCTATCTTTAGACTTTCATAACCATATTCGCATTTAAGTTCAGTGAGGTATATGGATATAGCATGTTCTAAGCCACTCCTATATCCATATTTTATAGCCTCTCTTCTTACTTTATGAGGAGACACTTAGAAGTTTCGCCAAGTTATACCTGTGAATGGACTATAGGAAGTGCTATATCCTAAGTTCTTTAGTTCTTCCTTTACAGCATCCTCAGCTACTTTTCTAGCCTCTATAGCATTACGCAAACCTTCAGTACGTATTTCACGATACTGCTTTTTAGCCTCTGCGAGTTGCTTTTCCATTTCCTGTATTTCTTCTTTTAATTCATCCATTGACTTACTCATGCTTTTCTCCTTTCTAATTTTACGTACTGAACCATTCTAGGTTCTTTAGCTTGAGACACCTGTGAAGGTAACTCTTCGAGAGTTTCCCAACAGTCTTGTCTGTATGAACAAAATGTACAGTTTTTACTTAAAACCATGTTACCTGTAGGTTTACCTCTAAAAGTTTCAGGCTCAGGTTCAAAGCATCGTACTAACTTGTCTGACTCTGCAGACTTTATATTCTTTTTGATTTTATCAATCTCTTTGTTCATCTCTATGTGAGCAGGAACATACTTAAATTGACCATTCGCTTTATTGACAACCCACCAACCACCTGCCTTTTTGTTAGAGGCTTTTGCGTAACCTGCGAGTTGTCCTACATAACCAAAGCTATCGCCTGAATGTAAAGTCTCATAAGAATCAAACTTATATTTGTATGACCAATCAGATGCCGACTTGATATCATCAACTGCATCATTCATAACTAAATCATACGTACCTGATATAGTATTATTTTTATCAATGTCAAGAGATACAGTATCACTATCTTCAAAGTCTACTTTAGCTGACCTAAGAATAGCTTTGAACACAGCCTCAACTATATCTCCTATCATCATATTCATAACAAATGTAGTAGGTCTAGGTATCGCTGTCTCAGGTTTATTCTTCTCATACCATAGCTGACAAGAGGGTCTACCAATATTTGACATGCGAAACCTAAAATCCGTATCCCTTTTTGAGTTGAACTGACGATTCAGTGCATCCTTTATATCAGATGCTACCTGCTCAATAGTCTCAGAACTCATAGCAGTCTCACCCTTACTTGCATTTTGTAAGTATTGATGAATCATCATTTCAGCAGGGTGGTTCATTAAGCTACCTCATCATCAATATCAATGAACTCATCTACAGTCTGCATATCATCTTTGCTGATATCATCCTTCGCTTTCATATCCCACTCGTTAATTATGTAAGAGTTATAGTTCTCAATCCAAGAAATAAAATTGGAAAACATCTCTTGGTCTTTGTCATCGAGAGTAACAGCATTAATCAAATCGAGACTAGCTGTAGGTAGATAAAAAGAATTACCATTTGGTAGCTTTCTTTCTTCAGTATTCAAAGCTATCGTATGCTGAACAGGTAACTTCTTCATCTGTGCTAACTTAGCGAAAGGAATACCTAAAGTCTTGAAGGCATCTCTATTATCTATCTCCCATATAAAAGGATGAGCACTTGTATCTAAAGAGTTACCCTTTTCATCTGTAGGTTTATCTAACTCAATAGTACCAAAGATAACACGAACACGTTTGATTTGCTTTATCAAATCCTGTGTGGCTACAGGTAAAGCCTGAAAGTCTTTTATCCAACCTGAAGGTTTACCACAATTAAAACCACCCTGATTATCTTTCAAATCTATATTAAGATTATCAGCCATAATAGTCTTATGATAAATACCCATAGGGTCTCCTGCCTTTGCAGACATATTCTTCACAAATCTTTTGTACATAAATCTTTGTACAAAGGGTCTTATCTTGGCTGACTTAGAGTAGAATATATTCTCATCAGGAACATCTAACTTGTATGTTCCCCCTTCTACTACTTCCACATTAACATTCTTACCATTGACTTCTGCCTCGCCCATGATAGGTGAATGATTAATCTTTAATCTAGGAAGATTGTTTGTCTTCCCATCACTGCTAGTGCCTTCATTAGCAATACCCATTGCCTTAGCCATAGCATTATAATTGTTAGTATCTATTGTAACTAAATTACTCATATGTAATTCTCCTTTCTAAAAGTTTTATTGTTATATCACAAAACGTCTTTGGTGTCAAGCCAATTATTACCTATTTTTGCCTCTAGTAATAATGGAACATTCAAAGATATTGCAAACTGTTGCTCTATAAGAGCCTTCATGGTATTATTTATATTCTTTATAAGAGAGATAACAGTATCTATCTCATCAGGGTGTACATCAATAACGATAGAATCGTGTACACTATTTACAACTTTAGATTGTAATACTTCTAACTTCTTCGCTATGTGTGTAAGTATAAGAGGTACAATATCAGCAGTAGCGAATGACTGCACAGGATAGTTCTTTATCTGCGTGAAGTGAGAAACAGAACCATCTCTGCGTCTTACTACATCAGGGAAACTAAACTCTCTGCCTGATGGTATTCTAACCTTACCTGTATTCATAACTTCTTTAGCCAATTTGGAGTGCCATAGTGCGATTCCTTTATACTTTTCCGTGAAGTGTTTGTAATATGTAGCCTGAGAAGGTGTCCTGCCAAATCCTGTTGCTCCATACAAGGGAGCAAACGTGTGTGCCTTCGCCTCTTGCCTAGATGTTTTTTCGCCTGCATCACTAATAATACGAGCAGTATAACTATGCACATCAAATCCATCTTCTATCTCCTTCATAGCAATCTTGTCTTGTGATAGGTATGCTGATACTCTAAACTCTAATTGAGCAAAGTCTGCCTCAAGTATCTGTCCACCCTTCCAACGTGATATAAACACCTTCTTCACAGGGAATGTACCACCTCTAGGCATATTCTGCATGTTAGGGTCAGCACCACTAAATCTTCCTGTAGAAGTTCGATGCTGTAACAACCTAACATGTAGCTTACCATCAGGCTTGATATGTGTGTTGATACCTTCAACAAAAGATGAAAGGTATGTATCAAGTGCTGATAGTCTCTGTAAGTCCGTAAGAAAGTTCATTGCGTCTGTCATATTCTTTTGTTTAGCTATACCATGTAACATAGCTAGATTAGTTTTGTTTACACTAAATCCATTAGCACTGACCCACTTCGCAGTAGGAGCATTGAACTTTAATCCTGCAATAATCTTATTAGGTACAAATAAATATCCAACTGCATCACAATCACTACATTTTGTAGGTTTAGCAAAGGGTGTACCATCTTTTCTAGTCTTTCTGTAGTAGCCTGTGCCTACACAACTTGAACACTGCTCTGCTCTTGTCTTGTACACAATGTCAGAGTTTTGCCCTATCGCATGTCTGTAGTCAGACTTATCCATGTATGGAGTAAAACTGTTTGCCCACATAGTCTTGTCGTGTGGCTTTCTACTGTATATCACCCAAGACATCTGCTCAGGACTATTAAGATTGATAGGTGTATCTCCCATCAACTCTTTGACTTGTCTGTTTAAACGTATCTCTATATCTGACTTCTCTTTCTCAAACTCACTACGAACTTCATCTAACTTATCCTTATCTACATGAAATCCATTCTGATATATTCTAGCTAGAGTGATTGCAACCTTATTTGTAAGGACAACTGTATCCATCAAACTTGCATACTCTGTGGTATTGAGTTTTCTGTATATGACATCAGATAACTCTTGGGTAGCACGTAAGTCTGCAGACAGATAGTCTGCTAACTCTTGTGGTGGTATCTCATCAATAGGAACTTTGTTAGCAAAGTATTCCTTCATGGTATCTTGCTTTTTAGTATCAAGGTCATATCGAATAGCACATGCCTCAAGCGATAGAGGTTGCTTGTTACCTCTCTGCAATACATACTCTCCAAGCATTGTATCAAAAACAGAACCATTGTACGTAAAGCCACACTCCCACAACCACAGTAAGTCGTGTACAATATTATGTCCTATCAGGATTGTAGCATCATCTAGTAACTTTTGCACTCCACTAAAGTCATCTCTAAACAAATACTCTTCGCCTTTATCTGTCAGACATCCAACCATCACTAACTTATTACTAGCCTCGAATGGGTCGAGATGTAACTTACCATCTCTGTGTGTAACTGTGTTCTCTACATCAAGAGTTAACTTCATGCCTCGTACCTCGCTGTTATATAATCAAGTTCGCAATGAACTGTACCATGCCAACCTGTCAACTTATTCTTGACTACGTTTAAATGTCTCTGTGCATCTTCTTCGTCTTGACCCTCTACTTGTGGATTCTTAGCTATCAATATCATCAAATCAGCCTCGGCAGCTTTACCTGTACGACTGCCTTCCATCATAGCTTGGTTAAGAATAACCTTGCCCTCTGCCTCTGCTGACAACTGCGACATATACAATACAGCACAGTTGTATGTCTTAGCTATCTGCCTTGCGTGTATGGCATTAGCTTTGAGTGCCTCATCATGCCTTGCAAATCCTGCAGTAGTAGCAAACTTATCTCCCATGTCAAGCACGAGTATGTCAGGCTTTTCTGCTTTGCATACACTCTCGACCCAAGCCATGTCTCTGTTTGATGCATCTCTAATCCTGATGTTCTCAAAGACAGGCTTGTACTTTTGTAGTGCTGTCTCTTTATTCTTTGTAATATCACTAATCTTCATACCTGTAGATGCAGTCAAGTAACGTACACCAACTCTGTGATAACTTTCTTCGTTACAGAGTATGATACACTTTGCACCTTGATGAGCAAAGCCATTAGGACTAGCAATCAAACTCGCATGGAAAGATGTCTTACCTGTATTAGGTCTAGCACCTATCTCAACGAGATGACCTGCATTGATACCATCAACTTTACGTGTGAGACTTGGAATATTGAATGACCATCTAGCCTCTAAGTCATTCTTCTCAAGCAGAGTATCAATAGTAATGTCATCCCACTCAATATTAAGATTGGGTGTAAAGTCATCTGCATACAACTCAAGAATATTTCTTAGTGGCTCAAGCGAGGACTTAACACCATTGACATAATCAAAACCAAGATTAGCAATATCCTCGCCAACAACTTGTTGGAATAGTTTGGATAGCACCTCTTGGGCAATGTCTTCTCCAAGTGGTACTTCCTTCTTTATTGTGTTGAACAGTGATGAGTAAGCCTGCTTTTGTGCAGTAGTCATAGATGCATTATTTGCTAGGAACAAAGCCTCTATCTCATCAGGGGTAACTGTTCTCTCATATCTATTGATTGCTTGGTCAAGTGCCTGTTTAATCTTACGCACATCTTTACTAAACAATCTGTCAGGACACTTTGCACCTCTATGTGCATCATAGAATGGCTTGTCCATCAAACTTCGTATTAATGATAATTCCATGTTGGTTACTCCTTTGGGGTTAATAATTCTAATTGTTTATAGTCTTCTTCTTTCCTGTATTTTAAATCGTCTTGTACTCGTAGTACCTTAACGTCATTCACATGACCTCGTAATTCTTTCGCAAAAGCTAATGTCTTTGGCAAGGCATCAGGGTCTAAAGCTATTATAGCAGTCGAGAACTGTGAGAGATATTTCTTATGTGCCTCAGCTAATGATGTACCCAACACTGCTACCCCAACATATACCTCATTACCTACTGCTACTGCACTCACACAGTCCTCAACAACTACTGCCACCCTACCACATCCATGAGTAAAAGGCAAGTTATTTCTTCCATACCTTTTCCATTTGGGTAAACGAGACCCTAGTGCCCTTCCTGTGGCATCAACCATTTTATCATCGTGGAGAATAGGAAAGACAACTCTGTCATCTTTCACATCATAAAACAGTTCTATCTTGGACATATCTATACTCCAAGACGCACACCAAGAAGTGACACTAGGTCTATCCCCATGTGGTAATACGTACTCAGGCAATGTAAAATCATTTACATCATCATCAAGTACACTTGGGTCTATGGCATCCCTTATATCTTCTACAGACAGGTGGATACGTGTTGAACCTGATAACTTACAGCTAGACTTGTAACAATTCCACAAGATTCTACCCATATTATTCGTTACTGTAAAAGTTTTGTATCCATTACAACTAGGACAAGATAATCTTTTAGTCTCTCCTATACCTAACTGTAAATCATTTATATAATTATATATATTCATAATATATCATTTTCCCTGTCGGCATTTATAATGCTTATACCATAATTTTTTCTAGTTGTCAATGCATTTTCTGCACTAGCATACGTATTTTTCATGTAAGGCTTTACACTATTAGGATTAGCATGACCTGTAACAGACATAATCTGACCCATAGAAACTCCTGCCTCAACCATCTCTGTAGTTCCTGTCCTACGTAAATCAGCTATTCTAAGCTCGTTAGGTAAGCCACAGAGCCTCATAACCCTTCTTGCTATCTTGGACAACCTATAAAGAGTATAAGGCTTGTATGAGCCTCTAATCGCCTTTGGACAGGGTGCAACATATTCTTGGAATCCATAGTCATTCTTTTGTTGACTTAACATTTCAAGTAATTCATCACTAATTGGTAGGTGTACAACTGCTCTTCGCTTAGATTGTTGCAAATTTAACACACGATTATCAAAATCTATGGAAGTAAACTTCAAATTTCGCATGTCTCCTACTCGTTGACACCATTCGTATGCCATTTGCACTATCAAACCCATACTTCTGTACTTAAAATCAGCATAAGCATAGTCAAGAAATTGACAAACCTGTTCTTTTGACCATACTACTTTGCGAGGTTGTGTTGGTTTACGTTTGAAAGTAGAGAAAGGGTTAGTCTCTGCGTACTCCATTTCCATTGCGAATCCAAAAAGTCTTCGTGAAACAGAGCAAGTATAGTTTGCCATAGGAATACCTCTTTTTAGCCATATTTCATAGGCACGTCTACACATACCACCTGTTAATTTAGTTAGATTGACAGAGCCAAGTTTTTTGGTGTCTATGATAGTAGTAGACATGACACCTAAGAAATACTTATAATCTACTTTAGATTTATCTGATAACATATTGAAATCACTAGATAAATAATACTCATCAATCAACTTATTTATTTTCATATTACACCTTCCATTATTCTATGCCACATTTTTCTTTCCTCTCTTTACAAATTTATAATCTCTCCATCTGTCTGCATAACTATGCTCACACTTAGGTAGTTCTAAGTTAAATATGTCTGCTAGTATAAATTCTAAGCTAGGTAATTCAACTACTGTGTGGTAGTCTAAAGGCATACCCTCATTAATATTATTAACTATATCTTTCAAATTATTAATTTGTTTTAGTAATCTTTCTTCTTGTACTTCTGTAAGTTTAATCGTTGTCATTTTACTTCTCCTTTTATTATCTATGTCCATACGATTCTGCATTTGACCCACGTGCTACTACACAACCTAGTGGTGCTATGTCACAGTTAGGGTAACTAAAACAGGCTATATGTTTATCTTCTTCATAAAACCAATCAGGTCTTTCTGTATATTTATATCTTGCAAATTTCATTTTGTCAACAATATAAAATGACCTATATGCTTGTATGGGAAAGTCCTCATCTGTTTTTAATTCATCATGCCCACTAAAACATTGTGGGTGTGGTGTTATAGATGTCGTAGTGTCAGGTATATATTCTGCACCTAGAACGATTGCATCATAGTGTTTACTTGCACCATGAGTTTTGTTGTATCGCTTAGTATATTCCTGTAGCATTGCAATATACAAGTTGGTTGCCCACATATAATTCATGCGACATTCCATTGCCCATAGTGTACAAGGATGTTTTTGATGTACAGGTTTATACAAATTTTTTTCCTCTGCATAACTAGGTGCATGATGCCATAGTGCAGTACACAACATCTGTGCCTCTTCTAGTGGCATCTTGACTACGTGTTGGTCACATAGAGATGATGCAATCTTTTGTGGTGTATCTTCTATAAGAAATCTATTCATGTTCTCCTCCTTTGTCATTATCATCATACTTAATTCTCTTGCCATTGTGATACATATATCTACTTCTGCTTGGTGTGTGATAACCTTTCTTCAAAAAGAATGTAGGCTTTCTCTTTGCAGTTTCAAACGTAGCTACAGTTAATACAATAGCACCTATTAAAAACACGTGAGCAACTGCAGTTATACCAAACACCCACATACTACCAAAGTACATAGAGAATACAATGCACCACATCCATGCTAACACTTGCATGACCATGTGTCTAGTATTTAAATCAGGTATATATTTCAATGGGTTACGCTGATGATTCATAATCAGTTGCCATGTATCATGTACTACTTTAGTCATGTGTCCACTCCTAATCTGTTATATCTATTGCTACTATATCATATTCATCAAACATATCTCGTATTTGTTCTTCATTATATGCTTTAACGTAAAGATAAGCAGTTCCATTAGTTTGTTTTGTGTCTTTAAATTCTACATAATATCTATTCATGTGTCCACTCCTCTTGTTTACAAAACAAATCTATACCAAAGTCATAGCCTTGTTTATAGTAATGGTGTGATTGTTTCTCATCTCTTGTGCCATGTAACATAGCATCTGTAACACCATCTTTGAACGCATTTAAAATTTCATTAACTGCTAGTTGTCCTACAGAGCCATGTCTATCTATAAAAGAATTAGGTATTTTATCAGTTGTATCACTACTAGCTAATTGGTCTCGTTGTACTCCCATATCATTTACTCCCTTCAATATCCCACCTATAAAATATGTGGTCATCTATTCTTGTTATGTATGTTTTAGTTTCTGCCCAACTAGGATTAACATAGTGTGCATGATAATGTGTTGCACCCTCTACGAAGTCATCTAGGTTGCCATAGTAAACACCCTTGGCTACCTTGAGTGCAACATTCCATGCCTTCTTCTCTCTAGCCTTATCACTTTTACCATCACAGTACCAACTAAATTGACACTTGTTTCTGATAGGTAGTGTGGGTTTCCACTTATATGTTAAACCCTGTTTGACTACATCACACACATTGTTAGGGTATCTATTATCCTTTACTCTATTCATTACAACTTGTGCGACTGCCACTTGTCCTACAAAACTTTGATTCTTTGCCTCATGGTACACGTTAAGTGCTAGGCATATTAGTGATTCCATAAGCATTATACTATTACTCCCTTAATATGTACTTCTTCTAAATGTCTAATGAGCATATCCAAACCTCTGCATACACCATTATGCTCTGCTTTAGTGTGGCTATCTACTACCCATTCATCATCATCTTTAATATCATCAACTGCATTTTTTAAGTCTTGTAATGTTATCATTATACATTCTCCTTTGTCCATCGTTTATCCCATACAGGGTCAGTTAGTAAATATTGTTTTTCAACATCCATAGTCTTGAGTATATGTGCAATCACATCAACTGTCCACCCATTGCCAATCATCTTGTATCTCTGTGAGTTGGACACATGATTAGTGTAGTTGTCAGGTAATGTCTGCAATCTCTCACATTCTAAGGGTGTCAGCTTTCGCCACATATCTTTTGATACTACTACATTATCTTTCTGCACAGTAGTAAGACAGTTGGACTTACCATCATCTCGCACTTCTAGTTGCCTAGTAAAAGGCAAGTCAAGTTGGTCATCTTTCCTAGTGCCATGCTCATCTAATCTACGATTAACGATACGACCAATGGCAACCTTTGGTTCTCTGTGTCCACCTTGCATAGTCGTAAGGGTAGGTGCTTTGCCTTCCTGTGCATACACTCGTCTAATAGAGTCATGTCCTTTGAGGTCAGCAGTACCAACACGTATCAATCCATCTTTGGACATGGTAGGATTATCCTTGAGTACCATAGTACGTTGCTTACGTTCAATACTATTCCACCA